TTCAAGAACAGGACAAATGTTAAAAGAAAAATGTAATTGTGAAAACAAAAGAGTAAGTAAAGAAAAAATTAGAGTCTTTGCTGTAAAAGAATTTGATAAGAAACAAGAAACTAAAAAGAATATTAAATATAAAGAGGAGGCACCATTTTAGCAGCAATGGATTTGATAACTGTAGTAATGTTTACTGCACTGTGGATTTATATGCACTTAGGTATATGAAAACAATAGTATTAGGACCACCAGGGACAGGGAAGACAACTACATTATTAAATAAAGTAGATGATTATTTAAAAGAAACTGATCCCGATAAAGTTGGGTACTTTGCGTTTACACAAAAAGCTGCGTACCATGCAAGAGATGAAGCTATAAAAAAATTTAATTTAACTGAAGATGATCTTCCTTATTTTAGAACACTACATTCATTAGCATTTAGAAGACTAGGTATTAAAAAAGAAGACGTAATGCAAAGAAGACACTACGTTGATTTTGGTAAGAGGGTTAAAGAAGATATAGGTTATGCTAAATATGAAGATGATCATAATGGTTTTTTTAGTACAGATAGTGAATATTTAAGATTAATTAATTTAGCTAAACTTAGAAATATTTCTCCGGAAAAATTATATGATGCAGGAGAACATAATGGAGATTTAGAAAGAGGGAAGGTCATTACAATTGCTACTGAATTAGAAAAGTATAAAAAAGAAAATAATCTAATAGATTTTAATGACATGATATTAGACTTTATTAAGTCAGATAAATCTCCCAAATTTGATGTAGTGTTTATAGATGAAGCTCAAGACTTATCATTAATGCAATGGGATATGGCTAGAACTATATGGAATAAAACTACTGATTCTTTTATTGCGGGTGATGATGACCAAGCTATCTTTAGATGGGCTGGATCTGATGTAGATTCATTTATTGCACAAGAAGGACAGATGCTTCCTTTAACACAGTCACATAGAATACCAGCTAAAGTTCATAATCTAGCTATGGGAATTATTAATAGAATTAAAAATAGAATTGATAAATCTTGGAAACCTAAAGTCCATGAGGGTTCTTTATCTAGATATGAAGAGTTTGAACAAATAGATATGTCCTCAGGTGAATGGTTAATATTAGCTAGAACTAAATATATGCTTAATGAACTAGAAGATCACATCTATCAAAATGGTTGGTACTATAAAAATAAATATAAAAAGACTAAAGAAAAAGGATTATATTCTGCGGTAGTAGACTGGGAACACTTACGTCAAGGTCAATTGTTAACTCAAGAACAATTATTAAAGATATCAGCTTATATTAGTTCTGATAGGTTTAATAAGAAAATGCTTAAGGGTATGACTAAAGGATCTTATTATGGCATTGATAAACTTACAAAAGAATATGGTTTAAAAACTAAACTACCTTGGTTTGAAGCATTTGACAATGCAGCTAAAAGAGATGTAAACTATTTAAAAAAAATGAGAAGGAATGGAGAAAGATTAAAAGAAGATCCAAGAATAGAATTATCAACAATACATGGAGCAAAAGGTGGAGAAGCACAGAATGTAGTTTTATTAACAGACCTTAGTGAAAACACATTAACGTCTTATGAAAAAAATCCTGATGATGAGAATAGATTGTTCTATGTTGGTGCAACAAGGACCAAGGAACATTTACATATTATCGAACCAAAAAAAGAATACAAAGGATATAAATTATGAGTGTTTGGGATAAACAACACGGAGGATCACATTATCAAAAATTTAAAATTCAACCAAGTAAATTTGTTGTAGAAAATGAATTGCTTTTTCCGGAAGGATGCGCTATAAAATATATCTGTCGTCACAGATTGAAAGGAAAAAAAGAGGATATTTTGAAAGCTATACATTTTTTAGAAATGATTCTTGAAAGAGACTATAAAGAAGTAGAAAAACCAAAAGAAGATTTACCGAAAGAAAAACCAAACACATGGGGAATAGTTAAATGATACCAGAACTAGACGTGCTGGACATAAAAGATGGTGATGTTGTTGCTGTCGACTTAGAGACACACGATCCAGACCTCAAGACTCACGGATCAGGGGCCATCGTAGGTAAAGGTAAAGTGTGTGGTATTGCTGTTGCCTATAGGGATGAGAAATATTATTTTCCAATTGCTCACTTATACTCAGGACAAAACCTAGGAAAGAATACAACTTGGAAAGTTTTAAATAGAAAGATATTTCAAAACGAAAAAGTTACAAAAGTATTTCACAATGCAATGTACGACGTCTGTTGGATACGTGCAACTACTGGCATGATGTTAAAAGGACCTGTGTACGATACCATGATTGCAGCTTCTATAATTGATGAGAACAGACAAAGATACAGTCTAGACTCTTTAGCAAAAGATTATTTAAATGATAACAAATATAAATATGATTTAACAGATAAAGCAAAAGACTTGCATGGTATATCCGATCCTATGACTAACATGCATAAACTACCTTACGATTTAGTTGCGGACTACGCAGAGCAAGATGTATTACTTACGTTAAGACTTTGGAATAAATTTGAAAAAATAATTAAGACCCCAATTGATACAGAATCAAAAAGTAAAAAAACTTTAGAAAACATATTTGATATTGAGACAAGATTGTTTCCATGTCTTGTTGATATGAGATTTTTAGGAGTAAGAGTTGATGAAGAGAAAGCAAAAACATTTGGTGACACTCTTAAAAAAGAACAGGCTAAAATATTAAAAACAATAAAAAAAGAAACTGGTCTTGATGTAGATATTTGGGCTGCTGATTCAATTCAACCCTTGTTAGACCACCAAAAGATTACAGATTATAAAACTACACCTAAAACAGGGCGGGCTAGTATAACAAAATTATACTTAGAATCCCACCCTAATAAATATTTAAAAATGATTGCAGAAGCTAGACAATTAGATAAACTATTCAACACTTTTGTAAGTGGTATTTTAAAATTTATACACAAAGGCAGAATACACGCAGATATAAATCAAATAAGATCAGATCAAGGTGGAACAGTTACAGGCAGATTTTCCATGCGTAACCCTAACTTACAACAGATTCCAGCACGAAGTGAATTAGGTAGTAAGATACGAGAATTGTTTCTACCAGAAGAAGGACACAAGTGGGGATCATTTGACTACTCTCAACAAGAACCTAGACTGGTTGTGCACTACGCTTTGAAGAACGGCTTCCATGGAGCTGAGGACATGGCCGAAGAGTATAATGAGGACCCGCGCACTGATTTTCATAAAATCGTTGCTAGAATGGCTAAAATCACCAGGAAACAGGCAAAAACGATTAACCTAGGCTTATTCTATGGAATGGGTAAGAATAAACTAGCTAGATCTTTAGAATTAGAAAGCGATGAAGCAAAAGAATTATTTGAAAAATACCATACTCAAGTGCCTTTTGTACGTAAATTATCACAAGGGCTACAGGATTTTGCCGAAAGAAATAAAAACATATACACTTTAGAAGATAGATTCTGTAGGTTTGATAAGTGGGAACCTATAAATAAGGAATGGAATGCTCAAAAAGGTGTATTTGAAATAAGTGAATACAAAGAAGTTGATGGCGTAAAACAGATAGTTAAATCACCTGTGCCTATTCTAAAAAAAGAAGAAGCAGAAAACAGGTATCTTGCCGAGCTTACTAAAAATTCTCAACCAGGAGATGCTAATCTTGAATACTTTGAGAAACACTATAGACCAGCATTTACTTACAGAGCTTTAAACAGATTGATACAAGGATCAGCAGCAGATATGACAAAGAAGGCCATGGTAAAGCTTTACGAACAAGGTATAGTGCCTCATATACAAATTCATGATGAACTTTGTTTTTCAATAAGTAATGACGATCAAGCTGTAAAAATAAAAAACATTATGGAGAATGCTATAGAATTAAAAGTTCCTAGTAAAGTAGACTATGAATTTGGCCCTAATTGGGGTACAATAAAAGAGGAGGAAAAATGAAGCAAATGTTAAAACGATTAAAAGTAAAATGGGATGTGTGGTCTCTTCATTACAGAGAATACATTATTGGTTTTGTTGTTGGCGTTATTGTTGGCTCAATAATATTCTAATGTCTTATGTCCTACCTGAACGCAAATATTCCTGTGACGTATGCACAGATCAGGAGAGAGTATCTCTATGATCTTAAAGAACATCACGGCGAAGTCGAAGACTGTATTATATTTGGGGTGGCGTCTATTACAGGACGTCCTATCCTCTTTCATTGTATTATGGAAAATGGTGCTGTCTTCTATCGTCTCCCAATATCTGCGTTCATACAAAGAGGTTATAAAGCAGAAGAAGTACCTAGGATGCGACTTGATGAGTTGGAGCTATGGAACTG